GGATTTGCAGCCATCAAAATTAAGAATGTAGGATTGATGTTGTTTTTTACTCCCTTTGAAGAAGATGTTTGGGTTCTTGATTAACAGGAGATTAGCTCATGGACATTTGAGTTATAGGAATTTTGTCAACATCAATTAATTTGATTTTATTGTATTTAATCTATTCAACTCTTGATGTTTTATATCTTAAAATTCTATTTGGAATGTGTGTTTTCTATATTGTTGCAGATATCATTCGTGAAGACAAAAATTTTATTAAGAAATTTCTATCTATTTTGCTTATTATAGGAATGTATTTAGGAATTTAAGTAAATGTTTTAAAAGAGAGGGTCGATTGATAGATAATCAGAAGATGAGAAGAGAAGTATTGAAGAACAGATTTTTTAGAATTGCAAGAGAAGAGATGTTTAAATCAGATCATGATATAAGATTGGGTGCAGTTCTTGTATTGAATAAATCTCAGTATTATGCTTCTTGTAATTCTGCATTAAAGACTCATCCTATCATCAAAAGACATTATCCTATTTATGTCAAATCTATTCATGCTGAAATAAGTGCTCTCATTAAGTATAATGAAGTAAGATTTGGTCCTCTACCTAAAAATACAAAGATGTATGTATATAGAGAAGATAAAAATGGTGTGATGAAAAAATCTAAACCATGTAGATATTGTGAAGAAATTTTGAAAGAAAATGGAGTAAGAAAAATTTTCTATAGTACTCAATCTGGGTTTGAAATGAAAATACTTTGAAAGGAGATTAGCATGTATGATATCATTTTGAATAAAGAAAAAAAGAGATGTTGTATTTATGAACAGGAATCTGATCATTCTACTTTTGTGATAAATGTTGATTTTAAAATAGATGATGAATTTGTTGTTATAGATGGAGATTGTAAATCAACTTCTTATGTTGATAGATGGATTGTTGATGAAAAAAAAGAGTTTGACAAATTGTATTTAATATTTGAAAATGTTAATGAATGTATTGTAGAAAAAAGAAATTATTTCTTTGATCATTTTTTAATGGGTCTATTATTCAAATCAAAAGAACATTGTCATTTAAGAGGATTTTTGCGCTATAAAGATTATTCTAAAAGAATTTTTAAATTGAATAAAGATTTTGTTTCCTCTATAACAGAAGTTTTTGGAGATGGATAATAAATAAAACATTTTTCACATCAGACACACATTTTGGACATCAAAGAACATTAAAACTCTCTAAAAGACCCTTTAATGATGTTTCAGAAATGAACAAAACAATTATCAGCAACTGGAATTCTATTGTTGGTGAAAATGATATAGTTTATCATTTAGGAGACTTTGGTGATGTAGAATGTGTTGATTTTTTAAATGGAAGGATTAATTTTCTTTCTGGAAACTACGATGACCAAAAAACATTAGACTATTTCGCAAAGAGACATATCATAATTTTAGAACAAGATCATCTTTTAAAAATAGATCAATACAATTTTTGTTTAGTTCACGAACCCTATAAAACTAAAATGTCTGAAGATCATTTTTTCTTATTTGGGCACATTCACAAACTTCAAATGGTAAAAATAAATGGATTAAATGTGAGTGTTGATTGTCACAATTTTTTTCCATTATCATTTGAAGATGTATTGTTCTATAGAAATGCTATCATCAATCATTATGATAAAAATGTGTTTTGCGACAAAATGGGTTGGGAATGTCAAAGACATGTTGGATAAATTAGAAAGGTTAATTTGCTATGGAAATTTCAGCAGCTGAAAATAGAATTTATCAATTAGAAACAGATGTGGATTCTTTAGTTGATCAAAATGATAAATTGAAAAAAGAGTTGAGAGAGACAACAGAGCAGTTAAAGAAAAAAGAAGATGAATCAAATAATCGTTTTGAATTGCTTTCTAAGACAATAGATGATTGCCTGAAATACAGAAATGAGATTAAAGAACTAGAAGAAGTTTTAGATATGATTAAAAAAATTTTAGATTAAGTCGAGGATAAAAATGAAAAGAGTAATTTTAGTAGATATGCTCAATATGTTTGTCAGGAATTTTGCAGCACTCAAATTATCAAATCCAGATACAGGTGAGTTTGTGGGTGGAACATATGGATGTTTACAATCTTTTTGGTCTACAATAAGAAAGTTTAAACCTGATGCGGTTTTTATTATTTTTGAAGGCAAGGGAAGTGCTGAAAGAAGAAGAAGGGTGTTAAAAGAATACAAAGATCATGGACCTTTCAAGGGATTCAATCGCGGGTTTTTCGAGACAACTGATGAAGATGAAAGAGAGTCTTTTTCTAAGCAATTGAATAGAATGAAATTATATTTAGAATATCTTCCTTTTTTCCAAGCAGGTGTTGATTATTTGGAAGCAGATGATGTAATAGCATATTTGTGTAGAAAAGTATTAAAAGAAGAGTATGAAAAAATAATTGTTTCTACAGATAGAGATTATTTTCAATTATTAAGTAATGATACTCATATTTTCAGGCCTGTAAGAACAAAAATGTGCCCTGATGGTGAGTTTATTAAATTAGATATTTTTGAAGAAAAAAATGAAGGTGATGAAGTAATTAAGAAAGGAAACTGTATTTCAGTTATCGATTATCAAGGACCAAATGGAGTTGTCAATCAAGTGTCATGCCATCCAGAAAACTATATTTTAGTTAAATGTGCAGTTGGAGATAATTCAGATAATATTGATGGTTTATCAAGAGTTGGTGAAAAAACTTTGCTCAAAGATTTCCCTTTTCTATTTATGCTCAAAGATGGAAATAAAAAATATGAAGTAGATGATCTTATTGAATACGCTAAAAACAAAGTTGAAAAAGAGAATGTATTGAGATATGAAAAGTATTTAAAAGATGAGAATATAGAGTTATTAAAAAGAAATGAAAGATTGATGCAATTATTGGATCCAGATATATCTCTTGCATCAGTTCAATCTATTGAAGGGAGTTTGCAGTCTCAAAGAAGATTGAATCCATTTAAATTGAGATTAATGTTTGAAGATGATTGCATATCTTTCATACATGCTAATAATTGGATAGATGTTTTCTCCTCAGTAACAAATTATGAATTTTGAAAGATAATCTCTTAAGCAAACTTAATTGTTTAAGAAAGTTATCTTTTTGTTTATGACGCAATATGGAACTCAATCAATAAATAAAAATTCATTTTTTTAAATTTTTATTCTATTTGTCTATGTATATTTAGAATGCCTTCGACCTCTCACAGAGAAAACTATGACATCTGATTCAAAATACACAACTCAAGACACTTTTTCAGAATTTGGTAATGGATTTCAGAATAAAATCGTACAAGCTATTTTGTACGATTATTCTTTTTTCGAAAAAATGTATGATATTCTTCAAGAAAGGTACTTTAGTTCTGAAGGGCATAAACTTATTTGGAGAGAAATAAGAAAATATTATGAGAAATACAACAATCTACCAACATTTGAATCCATAAAAATAGAAATCTCATGTTATCCAGAAAGTGATAGTAAACAATCTACATTAGAGATTATTTCAGATATAGAAAAAAAGGGTAACAGAGATGAAATAGAACACGCCAAAGATAAAGCATTTGAATTTTGTAAAAATAAAGCTATGGAGAAAGCAATTCTAAAATCTGCAGAATTGCTTAAATATGGCAAATTTGATGAAATTCAAAAAGAAATAGAAGATGCTTTAAAGATATCTATAGAATTGGATATTGGTCACAATTATTTTGAAAAGTTTAAAGAAAGAAATAAGAATATAGTCAGAAGGGGATGTATTCCAACTGGATTTGATGTATTAGACCATGAAGATTTTTTAGAAGGTGGTCCTTGTCCAGGAGAGTTGTTAGTTGTCATTGCTCCATCTGGTGGTGGGAAGAGTTTCTTTTTAGTTAATATTGGATTTGGAGCTTTAGCTGCTGGAAAAAATGTTTTGCAGTATACATTTGAGTTATCAGAGAGTAATATTGGTGTTAGATATGATTCGAGAATAACAGGAATACCGATTAAACAGATTAAACATAATATAGAAGAAGCTGAAAAGAGATTAAAAGGTTTTAAAGGCGGTAAATTAATTATCAAAGAATATCCCACAAAGTCAGCGTCAGTTAATACTTTAAAATTTCATTTAGGTAGATTAAGGACATCTGGATTTAATCCTGATTTAGTTATTGTAGATTATCCTGATTTGATGAAGTCGAGAAAGGGATATGAAATGAAAAGATTTGAATTGGAATCTATTTATGAAGATTTAAGAGGATTTGGAAAAGAAGAAGGAGTTCCAGTGTGGGTGGTCTCCCAAACAAATCGCGGGGGGATAAATTCAGATATTATTACAGAAGAGATGATTGGAGAAGCTTATGCTAAGGTACAGGTTGCTGATTTTGTAGGAAGTTTATCAATGAAAAATTTCTTTATTATAAAAAATAGAATTGGAATGGCAAAGAAAGTATTTCCAATCAAAATAGATCCAACGAAAAGTTTAATAGAAATTATGGATCCCTATGAAACTTCTAATATAGATGAAATCATTCAACATTCAGAAAGAAATGAGACTAAAATATTAAAAGAAGTCTATAAAAAATTTAGAGATAATAAAGGATTAGATCAATGAGAAAACTTATTAGACAACAATTCACAAGAAAAGAAGTAGACAATGGGCTAGTTGAAGAATTTGTCAATGATTTAGTTGGTACATCATATACGTTTGATCATCAATTCACAATTAGACATCAAGTTAAAGAAGTGATTAATGTTTCATTTTTAAAAGTTCATGATATAACTGTTGGAAATGGAATAAGCATATTTGTACTTGTTAAAGTAGAAGAAGTAAAATAATAATTTTATTTTAGGAGATCATATGTGACTAAAGAAGATAGATTGGCAAAATTAATTGAATGGTATGGTGGAGATGAGCTTTCAGCTAATGTTTTATTAGATAAATATTTATTAGATACAGAATCGTCTCCTGAAGAGATGTGGGATAGAATTGCAAAAGAAGCTTCTAAAATTGAAAAAGAAGAAAAAAGAGAAATAGTTCAAAAGGAATTTAGAAGAATATTAGATAATTTTAAATTTATTCCAGCTGGAAGGATGTTGTATGGATTGGGTAGGGAGGAAAATGTAACATATATGAATTGTTATGTTGTTCCTATAAGGGAGACAATTGATTATGAGAGGATACCATCAGATTATGTTCCCATAGCAAGAGCCTATTTAGAAATAGGTAAAGATTTTGATAAAATGATACAATATTTAGAAGACAATGATTATTTTGTTGGTAAATATGAAAGTTGGAGCGTTGAAGAAGTAGAAAAATTTAAGAGTGATCATACTCAACTCAAGGCGATTATAGATAAATATATAATTCCAGCTGATTCTCTTGAGGGAATTTATACATGGTTGAAAGAATCAGCACTTGTATACAAATCTTCTGGTGGTTGTGGTGTTGATTTATCAGTTTTAAGACCTAAGGGAACTCCTGTAAAAAATTCTGGCGGGTTTAGTCCGGGAGCAACATCTTTCATGGATTTAATGAGTAGATCTACATATACAGTACATCAAAAATTAAGAAGAGGCGCGCTTTTATTGGGAATGCATGTAAAATCGCCTGATATCTTATCGTTCATTAATGTAAAAAAGATTTTAGGCAAGATAGAATATTTTGATAAAGAGGCAAATGAGAATAAGAACAATTTGTATAAGTTTGTTGAGAATGCTAATATAAGCGTTTTAATAGACAATGAATTTATGCAGGCTGTTGTAAATGGAGAGGATTATGAACAATGTTGGCCGATCGATTCCGACAACCCGAAAATTAAGAAGAAAGTATCTGCAAAAAAAGTTTGGAAAGAAATTATTAAGAACGCACACGAACATGCTGAGCCTGGGATTCTTTTTATTGATAATCATCGTATTAATGATTCGTTATGGTATATAAATCCAGCAACTGTTTCAAACCCTTGTATTCATGGAGATACTTTGATAGCTACAGCTGATGGAAGAGATCATGTTTCTATCAAACAATTGGCTGAAGAAGAGAAAGATATTTTAGTTTATTGCTATGGAGATAGAAAGATTCAAGCTAGAATGGGTAGAAATCCAAGAAAAACAAGAACAAATCAAAAGCTTTTAGAAATATTTTTAGATGATGGAAGTTCAATACAAACTACATATGATCATAAATTTATATTATGTAATGAAACGGTTATAGAAGCACAAAGTTTAAATATTGGTGATGAATTATTATCATATAATCAAGATAATACTCCCTATATTGTGACTAATATTGAAGAAGTAGATGGATTGCACGATGTATACAATATAACTGTAGATGATTATCATAATTATCTAGTAATAACTGATACAAGTAATAAAAATTCAAAAAATGGAATAATTATTCAAAATTGTGGAGAGCAGATACTTGGTGCATTTTCGAGCTGTTGTTTGGGTCATGTAAATGTAGACAGATATGTGAGTAATGGGATTTTTGACTTTGAAAATTTTGAGAAGGATATAAAAGTGGCAATTAGATTTTTAGATAATGTTATTGATTGTAATAAAGGCAGACATGCTCTCCCGCAACAAGAAGAAGTGGCTTTAAACGAAAGAAGAATTGGACTTGGAATTACTGGATTGGCTGATTGTTTCTTGAGATTGAAGATAAAGTATGATTCTGATGAAGCTCTTGCATTTACAGAAAAATTAATGACAAGTTTTAGAGATTCTTCATATAAGGCTTCTGTTGAGTTGGCAAAGGAAAAGGGAGTATTTCCATGGTTTGATTTTGAAAAATGGTCAAAAGCTGAATTTAATCAAAGAATGATTTCAGAGAATGATGAGAGTGTTAAAAAAGATCTTAAGAAGACAGGAATAAGAAATTCATTTTTAACATCAATAGCTCCATGTGGATCAGTATCAATTATTGCTGGTAGGAGAGATGAAAATGACAAAGGATATGGTGGGGTTTCAAGTTCTTTAGAGCCTATATTTGCCACATCTTATACAAGAAGAGTAAGACAAGCAGATGGAGAAACTTTTAAAAAGTATAAAACATATCCATCTATTATAAGAGAGTTATTTGGAGATGACAAAAATCTGCCGGAGTATGTCATTACAGCACATCAAATAGACCCTTATTATAGAATAAAATTACAAAGTGTTATACAGTCGAAGATCGCAAATTCAGTTTCCAGTTGTTTGACAAAAGATAATCTTATATCTACAGAAAATGGTTTATTTTATATTGATGAATTAAGCGATAATAGAAATGATAAAACATTTTCTGATTTAAATATAAAAATTATTAATAAACAAGGGTTAACAAAAGCAGAAGATTTTTATTATAATGGACTACAAGAAACTGTGAAGATGTATACGAAAAATGGCAAAATGTTAGAAGGAACTGGAAATCATAAGATACGAGTTTATAACAAAGTTTCAAGAAAAGAATATTGGAAAGAAATGAGTGAAATAAATATAGGAGATTTTGTTGTAAGCATTTTTTAATGTACATTTTTCTGTAAGATGATAATATAAGTGAGAGATTACATAAAAATAATTTAAATGAAAACATCGATTGTGGATGGAAAAGAACTAAAAAGGGATTCTTCATTTGCGATAAGAATGATAATAAGCAATTTTATAGAAGTTCTCTTGAATTGAAATTTTGTGAATATTGTAGTGAAAACGAAAATATCTTACATTTTGAATTGAATCCGTTTGGTATCGGATACATAAATCAAAAAAATGTAAAATCATATTATTTTCCAGACGTTGAGATAAATTTTAAAAATAATACATCTATTATTATAGAAATAAAACCTGAATCATCTTTAAATGATAAAAAGGTATTATTAAAAATTAATGCTGCAAGAAGCTTTATTGAAGATAACAATAATTATGTTGGATTTGAAATAATTACTGATAAAAATTTATATAATTTAGGAGAGATTGATGAAATTCTCAAAAAATATTATTAATTTTTTTGCACAAGAAAGATTTAACTTTATAGAAAAAGATGTGAAAACAAATAAAATAGATGAATATCAATTTTTGTATAAAGAAAGAATCCCCATAGAAATAAGAATTCTAGAAAAAGATGACATGAAATGTTATTTATTAGAATATTTGAAATTTTGTAATTTTAAACCAACAAAACAAATTAATGAAATTTGCACTATGTTACAATATTGTAATATTCTTTATGAAATAAAAGACAAAAAGATAAATATAATAAAAGAATGTTCAAAAGAAAGTGTTATAAATCTTGATGAAATAATAAAAATAGATCATAATAAAGATTTAAAAGAAACTTTTGATTTATTTGTTGCAGATGGAAATAGTTATTTAGCAAATGGTTTATTAGTTCATAATACGTTGAATTTGAAAAATGATGTTAAAGAAGAAGTTGTTGAAGATATTTATATGAATGCTTGGAAGATGGGATTAAAATCTGTTACTGTTTATAGAGAGGGAAGTAGAGAGGGAATACTTATAACAGAAGAGCAGGAAAATAAAAATAAGGAAGATAAAGAAGTTGTAGAAGTAAAGCAAAAAGTAAAAAAAATAGAAAGACCCATAACACTTTCTGGATTAACTTATAAAATTCCCTATAATCCAGATGAAAAGATTTATGTTACTATTAATTCAAGAGAAGATGATCCGATAAAACCCTTTGAGATATTTTTGGGTACATTTGGTCAAGACAATCCAGAACTGCAAACAATTACAGTTTTATTGTCTGCACTTATGAGGAATGTAGATGATATAAAGTTTATTATAGAAGATCTCAAAAAGATTACTTCTTCTGGAGCTGGCAAGTGGTGGCATGATGTTGAAGATAAAAGAAGATATTATATAAATTCAGTTCCTACTGCGGTGGCGATTGCTCTTGAAAAATTTATAAATAGAAATATAATAAGAGAAAAACAAGTTATACAATTAGAAAATATTGATGAAGATCATTTAGAAAAATGTCCAAGATGTGGATCAATATCTTATATAAATGAAAATGGTTGTGGACGTTGTATAAATGAAAATTGTGGATTTTCTAAGTGCGATTAAACTCAGAGGATAAATTTCTATGTCTTCAAAAACCAGAGATATAATTAGGAACATCGATAATCAAAACCCGAATAAACCCAAAAAAATTGTTGATTATGCGAAGGCATATGAAATAATGGATAGAATGGAGGAAGAGAAGAATAAAGATGAAGCTACAAAACAACACGAAAGATTCTTTAGGAAAATAAAAAAGTCGAGCACCCCTATGGAATTAGTGGTCAAAAAAGCAAAAGAGACAAAGATAATGCCCGGACAGGTTTTTGAAGGTACAATAAGTGTTCTTGCTAAAAAGTATAAAACTATAGATGAAATATTTAAGCATATGACATTTGGACAACTTCAAAAATGGTATGTTAAAGATAATAAAATTTATAGATTAAAAGATGGTGAATTAGCATACGATGAAACAACAGGAGGAATTTTTTTGGAAAATTGAATTTAAAAACAACTTGATTTTATTTATAAAGAAATGAAGGGGGTAGTAATGAAAATTTTTGGAATTTCAATAGCATTGGTTTTATTTTTTTCATATGTGTTTTTCAAAAGAAACAATGATTTGAAAAATATCAATGACGATTTGAAAACTTATTTTAAAGAATTAACAGGAGATGAAAGCAAATGACTGAAGAAATGCATTGTGATTGTGGAGAATGTGAAGAGTGTGATGAAATGTCTGATGAAGAAAAAGAAGCATTTGTAGAAAAGATTTCAGAGTTTGAAGAGAGAATTTTTTCATATATGATGGAAGAATTTATGAAAGAAGATGATATAGACTTCCATGATATGTTTCTTATTTTAACAGACATATTGGGTAGATATTATGCTGATTCATTTAATTTAGCATATGAATTTGGTCAAAATGATGCAAAATCTACAGAACTACAAGAAGAATCAGAAGAAGAGGGTCGAAAAATAGATGAGAAATTGAAAGATGAAATTGAGGAGTTGACAAAATAGTGGAAAAGATAGATAATCTACAAAAATTATATGATTTACAAAAAAAATTAGTAGAAAGATATTCTAACAATCAATATTTACCAGAACTTCCATTAGATTTGACTTCAAAAGATGGAGTAAAAGTATTTAGAGAATGTGTGTTTCATATTACACAAGAATTATTTGAAGCTGTTTATCATCTTAAAAACAGACCATCAAGGAAAGAAGAAGTTACTGATTACAATAAAGATGCATTTTTTGAAGAAATGATAGATGCTTTTCATCTCATGTTAGAAGCATTTATTTTGGCTGGATATTCAGTTGAAGAAATTGTTACAGAATATGAAAGAAAAAATAAAGTTAATCATAAGAGATTAGACAAAGGTTATTGATTCACATGAAATTGTTGCAAAAAATTTCTTCAATTTTAGAGCTTCAAAACAAAAACAATGATTTCAGATTTGAATGGGATGAGTTGTTTTTGATCATAACAAAACTTATTTCATATAGATCTTCATGTGCTAAAACAAGACAAGCTGTTCTTCTTGTGAAAGAAAATAGAATCATTAGTTTTGGATACAATGGTCCAGCAGCTGGCAAATTAAATTGTTTGTTTGATGGGGGAGAAGAAGCTTGTGGGAAAGATTCATCTGGTTCATGTTTAAATGGGATACATGCTGAACAAAATGCTATTGCTTGGGCTACTAAAAATGGGATCAACATAAGTGGATCGAAAATGTACTGTACTCAATCTCCCTGCATATCTTGTGCAAGGTTGGTCGTAGCTGCTGGGATACAAGAGTTCTACTATATTGAAGAGTATCGAAAAAATGAAGGAAAAAAATTTCTTGAAGATCATAATGTCATATGTTTAAGACTTACTTGAGATTTGTTTTAAACTATAGAAAAACAACCACAAAAGGTATCACAAATGCTTGACAAAATTAAAGAATTGAGAACAAGAACAAATGTGGGTGTGAAAACCTGCAAAGAAGTTTTAGGAAAATGTGATTTTGATGTAGAAAAAGCCATCTCTTATCTTAGATCAAATCAAATTATCAAAAATGAAAATCTAAGTAAGAGTAAATCGAAAGAAGGAACAATAGCTTCGTACGTTCATCACAACCAAAAAGTTGGATGTATTGTAGAATTGAGATGTCAAACAGATTTTGTAGCTAGATCAGAAGAGTTTAAGAAATTAGCTGAAGACATTGCTCTCCATATTGTTGCTTCTGATCCAAAATACATCTCTAAAGGAAACATTTCACTTGGATGGATTGATGGAGAAAGATCCATAGCAAAACACCAAATCAAAGACTATGATAAAAAACCTAAAGAACTTTTAGATAAAATTATTGATGGAAAAATGAATTCTGTTTTTCAAAGAGTTTGTTTGCTTGAACAAAAATTTGTTAAAAATGAGAAAATCACTGTTCAACAACTTATTGATGATTCAATCAACAAGTTTCAAGAAAACATTTTTGTTCAAAATTTTCATATTTTGAGAATTGATGTTTGATGAATTATATTTTGCAAAATAATTTGTTCAGAGAAGAGAGTTTTTTGGAGTTAGTGTCGTGTATACAAAAATATGAGTTGAATTATGAAGAAATAAAAGTTGCTCCCTTTTCTCATGAAATTAAACCCATTCCCAAATTAAAAAATCCAATAATTTGTTTTGGATCAACAAGCCTAATTCATATAGCAAAAAAGATGAATTGGATACCAGGTTGTTTTTATAATGAAAATTTTTCTTATTACAATTATATAGAAAATTATGGTAGTGAAATGTTAAATTTTGGTTGTGAAATTTCTCCAATCAAAAATATAAAATTTGAAGATAGTGTTTTCATTAGACCTAATGATGATTTAAAACAATTTTCTGGTACTATTATGGGATTTGATGAATTTTTTGAATGGAAAACAAAATTAAATGATCTCTATTCAGATAGATATTGTTCTGTAACACCTGATACAATGGCTGTCATTTCAAAAATTAAAAAAATAAAAAAAGAATACAGATTTTTTGTTGTAGGTAAAAAAGTTGTTACGGGTTCAATTTATAAGCTTCTCAAAAAGAAAAATTCCCTTCTTTAGAAGGAATATGAATTTTTGTAACATGAACATCAACTCTATATTATTCTAATCAAAAAATAAACACCTTAAACTATGTCTTTTTCTT